GACCGAAGAGTCAACACGCATAACAAAACGGAAGGTAACAAGGTCCGTGTTGAACGCATAGTCCTCAGAACGAGCGACTTGAACGCCACCCGCCATACGGACATAGAACGCACGAGGGTCACCAAAGACAACAGACTTCGCAGTCGTTGCAATAGCAGCCACGTTCGGGTCAGTAAATACTGGCCGTCCGAGGATTGTGTCAGGAGTACCAAGCGCAAGACCCGGCTGCCAGATGTAGGCAGACGTAGAGTCCTTAAGCTTACGAACCGCTTTGAGGGTGCTGTCCTTCATAAGGAAAGCGCCGTTGTTGCGGTACGCAGTTGCTGGAGCGTGGTACAGGTCGATAAGGTCATCAGCGATGATGGTAATTGAACCCGCTGCTGCAACCGAAGTCGCACCAGTGACAATTCCAGCAGGCTGAGCCGAACCAGTACCCGTAACGAGGTAACCGCCAACGCCATTAGCGAGAGCGACACCAGACTGACGAGCAAGGAAATCAACAATGTCGATACCCGAGTCCGCAAGAAGCTCATTGCTCACCTGAATTAGGTGGGCAAATTTGTACGCACCGAGAGTCACACGGTCAAAGGCAGGCTCTGACGCACTAATGGCTGAAGTCTCAGAAACGAGAGCAGCAGTTGAGAACGAAGTCTGCTTTGGAATCTGAAGGTTCTCTCCACTAGAGGTGTTAAGAACTGTCGGACCCATTGCAAGAACATTCGAGTTCTCAACAAAGTACTCAACAAGCTGGCCGTAGAATGAAGTCGGTACAACCGACCCACCTGAACCAACCTTGGTTACGGAACGGAACTCAGCATTGCGCTGCTCTCCGCTAAGAAGACTACGAAGCACAGCCTCGTCGCCGTTGTCACGAACCTCAGCAACCTGAGTGGCTGCAGGACGCAGACCCTCAAACTTTGCACGAGCCTCATCTGACTTTTGGTCTCTTTCAGCACGCTCTACGAGGGAATTGATGCGTGAGTCAAGCCCGTCGATAGCAGCGTCAAGACGCTCTACCTTCTGGGTGTCCTCACCATTGAGGCCATCGGCCCCAGCGGTCTCAAGGACTGAACGCATCTCCTCGACAGCGTGGCGACGCTCAGAAAAGAGCGCCTCTACATTGTCATAAGACATATTATTTCTCCTAATGTGTTTTGATACTCACACCACTACACGTTGGTAGAGTGTGGCAAGAACCGATAACCTTTTGATTATCGGGTATAGCAATACGGGTGGTGGCTACCGGCCCGTGATACGAAGACGTAAAGCCATTTCTTTAGCTTTAGCGTCTCGAAGGAGGCGTGATGCTTCTTGAGAAGAAAGGTGAACAGTGTTCGGCCCCTCTTTCTCAGCATCAGCAACCACCAGAGCTTTATCGACCTCATCAGAACTACCACGCTGTTCGGGTACTTCCATCGGGTCTTCGTCTATAACAATTTCTTCGGGCATGTCCTCAGCGGGCATGTCGTGTGCGATATACGTCTCAATGACATCTAACGCTTCGTCTGCGATTACATAGTCAGCAAACGTATGAGACTCTGCATCACAATATTCAACAAGAGTGTCCAATGCTGCTTTTACTATTACCTTCTGGGTAGGCGTAGGAGCCTCGCCCATAATGTAGGCACGAAGTTCTCCAGCAGCACCAGCATCCACCAGCGTACCGATATCTGTATTAGACATCTTTGCTAGTGAACGTAGAGCGCTAGACGCTTCCGTATATGCAGGATAAGTGACAGGACTAACATCGTAGAGAGCGACTTCCACTAGAGTACGCAACGGATAATCGTCTGCTGTAACTCCCCAACTGTCACGGATGACACGAAACCCGAACGAAGATTGGCTAATATCGCCACGACGCATAGATTCTGCAAGGTCTCTAGCCTGCTGTGTGTCAGGTAAATCTACCTCGTAGGCAAGACCTTTACCGTCTTCTACCATACGAAGTGTTCCAGCCTTGTTGCGACCTAACACAAAGTTAGGGTCATGGTTAAATAAAGCTCTAACGTCGGCTTCAAGGATAGTTTTCTTGAAAGCACCGGGCGCTACTTGCTCTACAAACCCACCAAGATTTTGGCTAAGGCTGTTAAAAACTGACGCATAACCTACAATGGTTGTACCATTTGCGGCTGCACGTACTTCAAATTCGTTTGTAATAGTTCTACGTTCTACGTTACTCATGGTGTTCCTCCTTGCGGGGTTCCTGCAGTCATGTTGAGGGGTTTCAGATATACGTCCCCGCCATCTACTGGAGCACGGTCTTCCATAGCCCGTACCTCGTTAACTGAAAGCCACCCATTTCCTAGAGCACTGGCATAAGCGTCATACCTAGCGCCAGTGTTTCCTCGCATCAAACCGTCAAGGTTAAACTTGATGAAATAGCCATCCGAATAACCCGGCAGAAGCCTTTGTAAAGATGCTTCAACACGTTCCAGCCACGGAGAAAGAGTCCAACGGACAAAGCCAATAGACTGTTCTTCTAGACCGCTACCCCACGAAGTGCTATTGCTACTATCGTTGAGAAGGTGAGAAGGCACACCATAGAGTCGGCATACTTCTTGAATCTGGAACTGTCTAGTTTCCAAGAACTGTGACTGCTCTGGAGTGAGAGTAATAGGGTCATAAGTCATTCCCGCTGTTAGAACAGCAAGACCAGAAGACTTCTGAGTACCACGATGGTAACTATCCCACGACATTTTGAGAGCATCAACTGCTTCTTGTGAAATGTCTCCAGCTTCTTTTGGGATAGTGATAACACCACCCGGCGTTGAACCGTTCTGGTAGAAACGTCCCGCCTGCTCTTGAGCAGAAAGGCCAACACCAAAAACGTCCATAGCGGACTGTAAAGGAGATAGGCCATAAAGACTGCCGGGAATACGAATTCCCGGAATGTGGCATATTTCTTGGTCATCTAAAACGACACTGACTTGTCTGCCACTCATCTCGGTGTTAGTTACCGTATACCGAAGTTTACGGTTCTCATCACGAGAAATCTGTACGTTATTAGGGTGTACAGGCCACAGTTCTAACACGTTGCCATCACTGTCACGGGGTGTAAGCAAATATGCGTTACCGTGAAGGAGGAGACTAGAGAACACTTGGTCGAACATACCTACCCGAGTCATCTCAGGGTTGGGTTGGTCTAGCCAAGGTTGGCGTGGAGCAGGGAAACGAGTCCCATTCTTACGAACATAAAGTCCGACAGGTAAGGTTGCACAGTTATCAGTGATAATACGAACGCAACCGTACACAGCAGAAAGCCTTAAAGCGGTCTGCTCTGATACTACTTCTCCAGTACTACCTTTGGCGTTAATGTTAAAGTCTGCACCGCTACCCCAAACGCTCTGGTAACTGAGACTTCTTTCCTCTGATTCTTCTCGGCCAAATAGCCTATTGAATATTGTTGCCATAAATATGTCCTTCTTCCTGAAATTCAGCACTCATTGGTGCTACTTAGATTTGTCGTAGGCATTAGCAATAAAGACAGTGCCAGCACCTATCACATAAAGTTGCACCCAAGGTGGCGAAATGACTATCGCACCAACCATCAAACTAAGTCCTGCTAATTCTAGAAGTAAGACAAAAATACGTTTCATGGGACCTCCCCAATTAGAGATTGATAATGCGGGGAATAACTACCCTTGGTTCTTCCCACGCAATCGCACGAGAGTAAGCAATGACAGCAGCAACCGCAAGGTCAATCTTGCGTTCAGATGATTTAGTAGACTTAGTAATACGAGCACCACGAGCATCCTCTTTGAGAATGCAGTTAGCAAAATGTCTAGTAAGAGCAGCATCCCCATTATGGGAAAGTTTGCCATCACGGACAGCATCATAGAAAGCCTGAGTAGCAGGAGCCATACGGCCAATACTGTTCGTAGGGAACTCCACCAAAGGAAGTCCCTCGCCTTCTAGAACATCAATGCTTCGCTCCCAACGGTAAGGGTCTAACACGATTTCTCGTACCCGATATCTGGAAGCAATATCACGAATGGCTTGTTCTACATCTGCGACAGGTACACGCCAATGTTCGTCATCTATTGGACGTTCCCAATGGCCTAATACTTCGATATGGAAATCTTCCAACGAAACACCAATAAGCGCAGTAGAGTCACCTCTCCACGCACCATCGAAACCAACAACAATGTTCTCTTTCTCCTGAAGGTGTCTACCTTCAACAGTAAGACTGTCCCAAGCACCATGAGGAAGCCACGCATTATGCGTCTCTGTCCACTGGTTTAAATAATACCGACGAAAAGCAGACTCGTGTTGTTGTTTACGAGCCGCTTCCATATCGTCAAGCCGTTTAAACGAACCAAGAGCAGGGTTAGCCTCATACCAAGCGTGCCTATCATCTAGGTCACACTCTTTATTAGAAGGCTCCCACCATTTGAAATAGAACGAATCGTCTTCTATTTCGCCAGAAGCAACACGCTGCCCATACTCGTAGAGTCGGTAACAGATAGTGTCATGGTCATATCCAGCAGTAGTAATAGAAACGATAAGAGGATTACGTCGGGTAGCACTACCCAAAGTCATAGCCTCATACAAATCTGGACTCTTATGTACGTGGAGTTCGTCAATGATGACCGCATGAGGTTCCAGACCTTGAGCAAGTCCACCATCAGCCGATAGCACACGATAGATACTATTCGTAGCCGCAATCTCCATATGATGCTGGAAAGGTTGCACCACTTCCAACAATGGAGGAGAAGCCTGCACCATACGCTTAGCCTCACGGAAAACGATACGGGCTTGGTCTTTAGCGCCAGCCACAGAATAGATTTGAGCGTTAGGTTCACCGTCGGCAACCATAAGATACACAGCGAGAGCAGCAGCAAGTGCGCTCTTCCCTGACTTACGGGGCATACCAATCAGCCCAACCTTATGTTTCCTCAAACCGTTAGGCAACAAAGTCAACAGTTCGCACATCAAATGTTTCTGCCAATCGGCAAGAACAAAAGGAATACCACCGTAACTACCACCAAGAGTCAAGAATGATTCACAAAACTCGGCAAAAAGGAACCCCTCAGTAGAGACACCGTTCGTAGGAGACCAGATTTCAGACATACACTCACCTCTTTCAGAGGCAAGAATCAACTCAACTTGCCTAACATGTGGATAGCGTCAACACGACGAAACCATCTAGGCTTGAGAAATAAGTGGCCTCCCACGGTACCTCCAGCAAACCACAACAAAACACCCAACATCGGATGCGTTCTAAGAGTTTTCCTCCACCAATCTGTCATAGTCTGGCCCTGAGAGTGTTGAGCATAAACATCCCAACCCACAACAACCGCTATTAAGACTAGCCAGCCAACCCAACCATCATTCCGTCGGTTCGACATCTATAATCTCCGTACTCCCAGCATCAGACAAGACGCTCTGCTTCTTTTGAAAGAAAGCCTCAAGAGCTGACTGCTGTTCGAGGGCTGCAATGCCCAAACGAACACGGTCGCTAGGGTTAAGACCCAAAAGACATTCTAACCGGCCAATCAGAACTTCAGACTCTGCAGCAAGCTTCAAAGCAGGATGAGCAACAGGCTGACCCATAGAGCCAACAACCATAATGCCTTCCTCTTCATACATGTCAACAAGTTTCCGACGGCGCTCAGTGATTTCTACATAACGAGCAATACTCAAAGCATCGCTAGGTTGGTAGAAACCACCACCACCCTGCCAGATAGTTGTCCACAATGCTGCCATAGGCACAGTAAAATGCTTAGGAGCAGGAGGAACAACCACAGTCCCCGAAATAACAACAGGAACCATCTTATTAAAAGTCTTACTTTTAGGTCTTGGGCCTGTCGCCATCTGTCCTGCCTTCCGTTCTAGCAAACCCAGTGCCTCTAAAAGAGACACCAGATAGGCCATAAACTCTCATAAGTTCCCCACCACACGAATGTACTTGGGGGCTAGGAGCAGACATCGGTTGTTCGATATCTATAATCCCGCACTTATCGCAGCAAAACTCGTAGCGTGGCACTCCAATTTCCTTTACGGGTACTTTACCTTCAGAACCGAACTAAACAGATTGCGAGTCTTCTGACCAACAATACCATCAGCTTTTAACTTACCCCATCGTTGGGCATTCTTAATAGCCTCAACAGTCGCAGGACCATTAATACCATCAATCTTGATTTTCTGTCCAAAACCGCCAACAAGAGCGAACTGAACATCGCTAACAGGTTTACCAACCGACGTAGGCCAAACCATAGGCCCAACATCAATGGTAATACTCAGACGATGTAACGCAAGATATACGTTTACCAGATTACCGCCCGGCGAAGGGTTGGGTTTCTGGGGCATAACCGCAACAGGCATCTGGACGGGCTGAGGAGCCTGAGCAAAAACCCAGTCAGCAACAGCATCACTCGGACATTGAGTCGCATTAACCTGACGGTGAGATAACAAAGAACCACCAAACAGGTTACGAGCCTCCACAATGGCAGGCTTATATTCGTCCAAGAAAGGGTCACCCTGACCCATCAAAAGACAGATACTAGCGTAGAGGCCATTGACTCCCCCACCGTTAGCGGCACCCTCACACGACAACCCACGACCCTCAATGAGAATACCGTGGGGACAAGCAAGCAGATTATATGCTATAGAAATATAACCTCTGCTCATCTCGTATGATTCGATACTACGAACCGCAGCAAGACAAGCCGTGTGTGGCTTGGTGTGCAGGTTCATAGCTCCTCCTCCGACCCAATGGACAACCAATCCTTTGGGGGTGCCTTTTTTCCAAGGAGTAGTACTACTAGTAGGAGCCTTGGCACTCCACGTTTCTCTCTTATCAAACTGTACGGTCATAATTTCTCCATTCGAATCGACGGGCTGGTCTCCCTAATAGCATACAACCCGTGACGCTCTCAGCGGCGCAACCCCTAAGGCAGGCCCCCTGAGAGCAATATAAAAAAAACTATCTCTCAACCGTAGTTTTAGTAAACGACGTAGATTCAGGGTCGCCAACAAGTTGAGACAACATACTCATAACAGCACTAATGCCAGCAGCGCCAGCACCCACACAAAGAGCACGTAGGCTATTAGATGACCACTCAGCGCTAGCAATACCAACACTGAACGTGGCCGTGGCCGAAGCAATGAAGGCACGAACCATGCGCTCAAACAACAATTTCTGAAACATGAGAATCTATCCTTTGGTCGAAAATGCGATAACAATCAATATATTCATACAAACAGAAGGGCAAGTCGCTCGGGTCGGGAAACGATTCGTCTGAACTTTTAGATGGCCCCCACCCTAGGAGGATGTGTCTTCAATCTGAAACCATAACCAATCTAGACGTATAAAAGGAAGGGCAAGTCGCTCGGGACAGGCTGTACCTTTAGGGGGTCACCTTGGGTAGGGTTTATTCTTGTTCCATCTGTATTGGTTTCCTAGTGTGCTGTTACATTTCTTGCACATAGGTCTTAGGTTAGATAGGTCGTGTGTCCCGCCCATATCTACGGGGACTATGTGGTCTGCTGTGTCTGCTTCCCAGCCGCATCTGATGCAGGGTGGGTTGGATGCTAGGAGTAGTTTACGGTTCTTTGTGTAGTCTCCGTTGTATCTACCAGTACGTTGTCTAGTGTCTTTAGTACGTGGTGTCTTATGGTTGGAGCATTTACTCCCCGAAGTTGTTACCCCGCTACATCCCATATGGGCGCAAACACGGGGGGCTATTGGAATCCCTCCAGATAATCGGCTGCTCGTCTTAATGACTCGGGGTTGTCTAGGAAATTTCCTAGCCCGTGATTGCAGTTTTTGCAAATCATGCCCCTAACGGTGCCAGTTGTATGGCAGTGGTCAATATGGCCCGTGTTGCTGGTAGGCGTGTTAATCGCTATACCACAGATACCACAAGACTTA